TGAACAAAAAAACTGCATTAAATAAAGCCATTCAAAATGTAAAAAACAAAACAAAAAATAAATCTAAAACAAAAGGTAAACTTAATCCTGGTTTGCAAGCTTTTTTAAACAAAAAAAAGAAAATGGTTAAAAATAAAAAGAGAATGGGATAGATAATGGCAACTTCAAATTCAAGAGATTTTGAATTAGATGTATCAGATGCAATAGAAGAAGCATATGAGAGATGTGGTTTAGAAGTTAAAACTGGATATGATCTTAGAACTGCTAGAAGATCTTTAAACATAATGTTTTCTGAGTGGGCAAACAGAGGTTTAAATCTTTGGACTGTTGAACAGAAAACTCAAGCACTTACATCTGGAACTGCATCTTATACATTCACCGCAGATCATGCTGATTTACTCGAAGTTGTTATTAGAAGGAGTGGTACAGACTTTTCACTATCAAGAATGTCCAGAGGTGATTATTTAAACTTACCAAACAAAGATCAATCTGGACGACCAAGTCAATATTATTTCGATAGACGAATTACACCCGCAGTTATTTTATGGCCAACACCAGACTCTAGTTCAGATAGTTTGATATATTATTATGTGCGTAGAATACAAGATGCAGACACCATGCAAAACACACATGACATACCATTTAGATTTTTACCTTGTTTAGTTGCAGGCTTGTCTTATTATCTATCAATGAAAAAAGCACCAGATAGAATACAAATTCTTAAAAGTGTTTACGAAGAAGAATTTCAAAGAGCTAGTGATGAGGATGAAGATAGAGTGCCTCTTAAACTTACACCAGATATTAAATACTTGAGGGTTTAATGGCTAGATATGCAAGTAACAAAAGAGCCTTTGGTTATTCAGAAAGATCTGGATTTAGGTATAAACTAAAAGACATGAGAAAAGAATGGAATGGACTTACTGTTGGTTATGACGAATATGAACCTAAACATCCACAATTAGATCCAATACGAGTGGGTCCAGATCCGCAAGCATTAAGAAACCCAAAGCCTAGAGTTGAGTTTAGAGATGCAAAAGTTGAATTTCCAATATTTGATCTACAAACTATTACATTCAAAGAAAAATTAAAATTAGAATCAGCATTAGGCACTGTTACTGTGAGTACATCATGAGTTTTACATTATCAACACTTAAAACAGCCATCAAAGACTATAGTGAAAATCAAGAAACATCTTTTGTTAATCATCTTGATGATTTTATTATATCCGCTGAAGAGCGTATACTTAAGGCAGTTGATTTAGAATATTTTAGAAAAAACGTGACTGGAGCAATGACATCAAGTAATCAGTTTTTAGCGGTACCTAGTGATTATCTGGCTTCATTTAGTTTGTCTATAACGTCTTCAAGCACTAAACATTTTTTACTACAAAAAGATGTAAACTTTCTACAAGAATTTAATCCAGACGGATCAACTGGTAGACCTAAATACTATGCAATATTTGATGTTAATAATTTTCTTATATCTCCCACACCAGACGATAACTATTCTGTTGAATTACATTATTATTTTAGACCAACTAGCTTGAAAGATTCTGGAGATTCTGGAACTACCTGGTTAAGTGAAAATGCACCAAATGCCTTATTATATGGATGTTTAATTGAAGCATATACATATATGAAAGGTGAACCAGATGTTATGCAATTATATAATCAAAGATTTTTAGAATCACTTTCTAGACTAAAAGATTTAGCTGAAGCTAGAGAAAACAGTGATGCATATCGCAGAGGACTACCAGAAAGGCCAAGAACTTGACCGAAATAGCTATAGTGGGTTTAGGTGCTAGTTACGCTGATTTTATAGCTGCAAGAGTGAACTCAAAAAAATTTGATGAGATCTGGGGCATAAATTCTATAGGTGGTATTATTCACGTTGATAGAACAGTAATGATGGATCCAGTATCTAGATTTCTTGATACAAAGAATGCAGGCACACAAACTGAGATAGCTAGAGAGTTTTTAAAAAACAACAAAAAACCTATATATACGTGTGAGTTAGACAAAAGAGTTAAACATTTAGTTAAATATCCATTAGCAGATGTAGTTAAGAATACTGGACTTTGTTATTTTAATAACACTGTTCCGTATGCAATTGCCTTGGCGATACATGAAAAGGTTAATAAAATTAATCTATATGGCATTGATTATAGTTACATGCACAACTTACATATGGCTGAGGCAGGAAGAGCTTGCACTGAGTTTTGGCTTGCGGTTGCAATCAACAGAGGTATGCAAATCGAAGTTGCACATAGATCAAATTTATTAGATACAAATGTACCCGATGAAGAAAAATTATACGGATACCACAGATTAGATGATCCTTTGGTACAAACCATAAACAAAGGCGTTCTTGAAGTTAGCAGACAATCTGAACTAAGTTCTCCAGAGCCACAAGATAAAACGCCCGTTTTATTTGGAAGACATGATCATGTTTAATATTAATGTTGCACAAGTTGGAAACGTAAATGTCTCGACATCAGAAAATGGTGGTTTATCTGATGAACAAATTGCTGAATTAGTTTTAGATAAAATTTGTATGATATCAAATACTGCACCAGAACCAATAAGACAACAAGCGTTTGCTTATAAAGAAAATATTAGAAAAATTCTTATAGATTACGTTGCATTGGCAAAAAAAGAAGAACGTGCTAGTATCGTAAATATTCTAGAAAAGAATGGTGGTAATGATTTAGCAAATTTAATAAGGAGATTATAATGGCCATTACTCAAGCGATGTGCACATCTTTTAAAAAAGAACTGTTAGAAGGTGTACATAATTTTAAAAACTCTGGTGGAGATACTTTTAAATTAGCACTTTTTGCAATTAGTAGTGGAGGTAAATCTTCTACAACTGCAACGTTAGGTGCTACAACAACTGCACTAGTTACAACTGGAGAAGTTGCTTCAAGTGGCACCTATGCTACTGGAGGAGGATCTTTAACAAGAGTAGATCCAACAACCTCTGGAACAACTGCATTTACTGATTTTGCTGATGTAAGTTTTACAACAGCCACTATTACTGCAAGAGGTGCTTTAATTTACAATAGTTCCGATAGTAACAAAGCTGTTGCCGTACTTGATTTTGGTGGTAATAAAACATCAACATCTGGAACTTTTACTGTTCAGTTTCCAACTGCAAATGGAAGTAATGCAATAATTAGGATTGCCTAATGTCTAGAATTACTGGATGGGGGCGAGGGACTTGGGATGAAGGTCTTTGGGATAGTCCGCTTCCAGTAGAGGTTACTGGTGTTTCAGCAACTACTGGTTTAGGAACTGCTCTACAAGCTTCAGAATATCCAGTATCAGGAGTATCTGCTACATCTGGATTAGGCGATGATAGTGTAACCGCTTCTGCACTTGTAATTGAAACTGGTCTTGTAGGAACAACTGCACTAGGTAACGAAAATGTTGTTTGTGACGTAAGTTTTGCTGTCACTGGATTAGGCGCAACTGGTGTTTCTGGTGATGAAACAGTTAGCGCATCTGCACTTGTAACTGAAACGGGTCTTGTAGGTACAATAGGTTTTGGTGATGAGCAAGTTGTTGGAACTGCGTTAGTCACTCCTACAGGATTAAGCGCAACTGGTTCTATAGGTTCTACTGTAATAGAATCAAAATACGCAGTAACTGGTTTTGAATTGACATCTGGTCTTGGAAATGAGAATGTATACCAAGATGTGGTGCCAAGTCAGACACCTAATTATGTAAGTGTAAGTGGTGCGACAACTGAGTATACTAATATAACTCCAAGTCAGACTGATACTTGGGTTGAGATTAATAAGGCGGCATAATGGCAAGTTCTTTTTCTACAAATTTAGGTGTCGAAGTAATGGCATCAGGCGAAAAGTCTGGTACCTGGGGTGACATAACAAATTTTAATTTAAACATTGTAGATAGATTAGTTTCACTAGGTGATTTGACTGCAAGCGATACAACGACAGATTTAAGAATTAGACTTGATTCACCAGTATCTGGTTCAAGTAATGTTCAGACTGGTATGTTTTCTGTAATAAATGTTAAAGATAGTGGATCTGATTTAGGCGGCAATAATACAATAACTATAGCTCCTAATACTGCATCAAGATTTTTTATAATTAAAAATAGTCTTTCTGGTTCAAGAAGTGCTATTATTACACAAGGTTCTGGTAGCACAGTGACCATAGCAAATGGTAATACAGATATTGTTTTTTGTGATGGTGCTGGATCTGGAGCAGCGGTCACTAGTGTTGGTGACTCAATACAACTAACGAATAATGCTGCGATAGCGGCAGAGGCCACAAGTTTGGCCATAGCTTTAGGATAGGAGAAAAAAATGGCAGATGAAGCTATAGCGACCATACAGGTTAGTGTCTTGCCTGATGAGATAAGAAGAACTTTATCATCGACAATGACAGTTACACCTACAGATGCTAATGATAAGTTTTATTATAAACTTACGAGCGTATCAAATTCAAGCACTGATTTAATCGCTGGTAATTATTTAGATTACACTGCGGTTGATGACGACACTGCACCAACTGCGGTAGCAACAGGTGATAAAGTTAAATTTTTATTTGTAAAAAATGTTAATAGTTCTGATGCAAGTATATTTCTTGTATTAGATGCAGGGACCGCATCAAGTTCTGCAACAGATGGTATAACAATAGGACAAAATGAATTTTTCTGTGCAAGACTTCCTAATACTACAGTAGCTGATATTCATGCTATTTCGTCTGCGGGAACTGTAAATGCAGTTGTAGTAGCTTTACTAGACGATGTAGGTTAAGGAGGTGTAAATGGCTAATACTTTTAAAAACAAGGTATATGATGGCACCTCTAATACATCTGCCAATGCCGAGATGCTTGTTTATACTGCACCTTCTTCAACAACAACAGTTGTAATAGGATTAACATTAGCCAATACTTCTTCTAGTCAAATTACTGCTAGTATTAAGTTACATTCAACACAAAATGTATTTCTTGCTAAAGACATACCAATACCAAGTGGATCTAGTTTTGAATTTATGGGTGGTAATAAAATTATCATGGAAACTGGACACACCCTTGGAGTGATATCAAATACGGCTGATAGTTTAGATACAGTAGCAAGTATAATGGAGATAACATAATGCCTTTTATTGGTAATGATATATCTCGTGCTTTTGAGAGTTTACCAACTAGACAAGAGTTTAGTGGCGATGGAAGTACAACCACGTTTACACTAAATAAAACAGTAAGTTCAGAACAAGATATAGTCGTATCTGTTGATGGTGTCGTGCAAGAACCAACAGGAGCTTACACAGTTCCAGATGGAGTTACATTAACTTTTAGTTCTGCACCAAGTTCTAATTCTGGCAACAATATTTTTGTTATGTTTTTTGGAAGAACTTTTGGCACTATTACACCCGCTGATGAAAACAAAGGTAACTTCAAAACTGGTGGCATTTTTAGAACAAATGCTCAGACACTTACCACATCAACAACAATTTTAGCCACAGAAAATGCACAAGTTACTGGAACATTTACTATAGATAGTAGCGTTACATTGACAGTAAATAGTGGTGGAAGGTTGGTGGTATCGTGAGTACAATTAAGGTAGATACAGTTCAAAGCAGGGGTGGTGGTGCAGTTACATTAACACAACAAGCTGCTGCAAAAGCTATAGGCACAATAGATACAGATACAGACAATTCAATAGATTTTTCATTTAATATTGCGAGTTATACTGATAGAGCTACAGGTA